CCGAATCTGGCTTACTTTACGTAAGTATGGAAGTTTATTTGACGTAATCACGAATTGCATTATAAGCTTTTCTGAGGTTACTCAAAACAAAATCATCATTCTTAAAACTACCTCTATGAGGCTTGTGAGAAGATTGACTGGGAACTTCTAAGTTAGATAAATTTAACTTATCGTTCACAGTTACATTTTTGGTGGCACTATTAAAGTGTTCAACAGAAATGTCTTGATTTGTTCTTAGACTGTCGTCTAAGTACGGTTTAAACACTGGACCTTGGGATCTAAACATATAATGTTTTGGATCTAAAGGTATAGTGACATTAGACCAAAATTCATTTAAAGATTTAGAAACATCTTCATATGAATAGGAATTGTCTGTCAACCGATCGTGAGCTTTAGTTTCATAAAGACGTCCAACTGGTTCTAATCTATCTTCTAGAGAAGTTCCATCAGGATTAAAACCTAAACCTATTGGTTCAGGTAAAGAAACAATTGTCTTCACAAAAAATCTAGCTTTAGGCGGAATAAATTTCATTCCTCCTAATCCTAAGGCTTTCAAAGGCCCTAAAGGATTGCTAGTTTTGTAGGATTGCCACTTAAAGGATTCGAAAATTCTTAAAGGAGTAATAACAAAACCTACAAATTCAGTAAGTTGATCAGAAACTATAGTCTTAGGTGCGGATATCTCTACACCAAGGCCATTCATTCTGATTTTATAAAGTGAAGCAACATCGTCGTTGGTAATAATAACATCATCACCAACAATACGAAAAGTATTGTTCAGTTGAAGTTTTATTTCGATCTCACGAAGTATAAAACCGTGAGTGACTGCAAACATCGCAAAACTAGGATATAAACCCTGGGGTTGACCTGTTTCCCAACAAAGAACGTCGGAGGCTTTTGTAAATCCGTTTAAAGCGGAGGAAGACCAATTGGCCCGACTTACTTCTTGCATCATTAGTAAACCTTTTTGGATCGCATCTAGATTCAATTTGAATTGTTCAGAAATCTCGTGAGAGCTTCTTCGTGAAGAAGGTGTGCAACGGTTTTCGTTAATTAATTCTTCAATGAGGTCTATTTGGATCTTTAAAGGTAACTTATCTGTAGCGTTAGATAAATCAAAGGCGTGAACTGTTTTTCCATTACTTAGGGCAGATTGAGCAAAAGTTGCTCCGTCTTTCTGGTTATAGGTACAATCCCAAGGAAGTTCCTTGAGAAGGTTGTATAGATAGTCACCTAACGGCCTTACAGTAACC